TACTTAACACGTCTACTAGATTCCGCACTGTAGCCAGGAAGAACCCAGTAAAGCAACCAACGAGTATTAGCTCCAGCATGGGAGCATCATACTACGTCTTTGGCTGTGCTAGGTATAGGGCGTAGGTTGAGCCACTTACAAGCCAGTCATCTAGGGCACCTTTTGCAAGGCGGTCAGCGATAGCTACTCGGTTTCTGTAGTAGTGGCTACGGGCTAGGTTAGGGACTGAGCCCTCCCAGAACAACTCAGCAGTAGAGCCAAAGCCCTGGCTTCCATCAAAGTACCGAAGAACAAAGGGGCTGTTCTCAAACAAAGCATTATCTAATGCGATTGAGTCATTAACCGCACCATTAGTCCATAGGATAGAGACGCTTGCATAGGCCGCATTCTCAGGGGCAACGGATGTCGTGTTGATTCTTGACCAGTCAGTGGAGCTATTAATTGTTACAAGGTCAGCTAAGTTACTAGAGATAGCAGTCTTAGTGCTGTCATACCAGTAGATGACTGGGCGCACAGTTGGGGCAACGGTTCCAGTAACGCGTCTTACATACACACTAAAGGTGTAGTTAGTAGACGGATAATGAATGTCCATGTAGTTAGCGGAAGATGCTGCCGCTCGAACTTCTGTATTTCCAGTTGCAGGCTTAGTTACTAAACAAGAGCTTCCAGCTTTAGCAATCGTTCCTGCATCAGAAGTAAACGCAACAGTTGCGGTTGGGCTTACTGTGTAACTAATTGTAAAATCTGTAACTGCAGTAATAGTCTTCACACCGTTGTACGCTGCAGGCAACCCTGCTACTACAACAACATCATTAACTTTATAAGCGTGAACTGTTGTCAAAGAAATTTCTGCAGTTCCACCAGTCTGTTGATAACCTTCAATAATTAGTAGGTCATCAATAGGGTCGGTTTGAGCACTTGAAGCTGTTGGTGTTCCATTTGTAAAACCCCAAGGTGCAAAGCTATTTGCACTATTAAAGGTTGGGTTTTTAATTTCATTAATGCGGCTAGCCTTCATAGTGATGTGCACCTGGCGAGCCTCATCAAAGTCTGTAACAGCTCCAGCCTTTTCAAACTGCGCTGCGTCAAAGTAGTGACGCTCACCGCTGTTGGCATTAGCAACGTTAGATACAGCAATAGTAGGAGCGGCGTAATACGACTCCTGAACACGATTAACAGTGGCTAGGAAGCCAGAGCCACCTGCGCTACCTATAGATGTTCTATCAAAAGAGAATATGGTTGTGGTATCTGAGCCTTTGCCACCGTTAACAATAGACACAGAAGAAACTGACCCACCAGAGATAGCAATGTTTGCTCTTGGTGCTGTTGTAAACACCTTGCCGCTAACTCTAGTTAATGGAATGTTTGTATAAACGCCATCGGTATATCCAGAGCCTGCAGTAGCAAAGAAAGGATTTAACGTAATGTTGCAGGGACCTGGGGCAGTTACCACCGCTCTTGTAGATAGGGCTCCTGTGGCATTTGTTGCAGGGTTACCTGTAGTAGTAGACATAAATGTTCCGAAACGGTCGTACCAACTTATTCCTGCTGTAAAACTTTTTGCTGCTGATAGGGCTGCGCTATAAACGCTAAAGGTATAAGTGTCTCCAGAAATAATAGGGATACCCAAAGTTCTTGGTGACGTGCTTCCACAGGAGATGGTAACAACTTGCGGGGAACCTGTTGAGTTTGCAACAGATAGAATACCTTTTCGTTTATTTGGGTATAGCGCAGGGGTTGTAGGTTCCGCATAAGGGGTTGGGTATGGAAGAACTGTTGGGTAGGCATCTGCCTCTTTATTAAATGCGTCAATTAAAGCAATGTCTGGACTAGAAACAATAATTTCTATGTAGCTAAGTGGGTCAATACCTGTAATATCTACAGGAGTGCTGGAGTTGTAACCAGGAGACTTAAATCCACTAATAGTGATTTTATCTCCAATCTTGTAGCCGTGAGCTCCTACAATCATACGAAGGTTGTTATTATTAACTTGGTATTTGGTAACAGACTTTGCACCTAGTTGGGATAAAGATGCTGTGCTATCTGGAGTTGTCCAATGTCCAATACCTTCTTCAAATGAAGAGTCGTTGTAATCCAACATCAGGTTGTGACTTACCTGTAGACCTTCAAGTGTTGGGTTAGGGGTTCCCTCAACAGGCGACGGGCAAGCCCATCCTGTAAATCCTTTTATGTATTCTCGTAGACCTTGTGATGAGCCCTTTTCTTTTGTTAGCTGAACAGAGTCTCTAACAAGGATACGAGACTGTTGGAAACCAATCTCTGGCTCGTACTTAAGTCCAAACTGATTTAACAGCAGGGGAATAGAGGTTGCTGAAATTCTTTCAAAGTTATAACGGTCTGTAATAATTTCAGCTAGCGCCCTTGTGTGGTCTAGCTCATAGGCAAATAGGGATAGAAAATTATATAAATCATTGTTATCTGTAGCTTCAGATGCAATGTAGGGTGTTGTTAGCTTATAAATCTGTGGCAAGTAGTTGTACATCTTGTCAGCTGTGCCGTAGTTTTTTACTGACATACCTGACATTCGCCCAGCTAATACCCAAGAAAGTTGTACAGAGTCAAATACAAAAATAGAATAGAAGAAGACCTTTGACTCTGTATTTGTAAGAGAGGTTTTATCTATATAGAACTGAGGGTCTGCTCGTCTAGTGGTTTCAAATACATTATCCCCATCGGTTACGTTTACGGGGAATCCATAGGGGCTTCTTACCAAACGCAACTTAACCCACGCACCTACTGGGCTTGTCCAAAATAGGGTTAACTGGTTATACCCAGAGGACAAAGCAAAGACGGGGTTAGCGTCATAATTAAGAGCGTTATCACTACCATAGTAACTTAGAGGGAAGCTTAACGCGCTGTAGTAATCAAGACCATACCGTGCCATTAACTAATGCCTCCGCTTGTTGTTAGGTCTATCCCTACAACGGTGGTTACTCCAGCAACCTTGGTTGTTTCTAGCTGAGGAAGTTCATTAACTGAACAGACAATGTCTTTTACAGATAATAGAGATACCTTTCCAACAGGGGATACGGCAGCCGTAGGGACGTTTGTACTAATAACCGCGTAGTTAAAAGTAGTAGGGGCTACAGCAGTAACAACAAAGGTTCCATCAAAAGGAGCAGTAACACCACTTACCAATACAGTCTCTCCAACTTGAAGGTTGTGAGTTGCTGTAGTTGTAAGAGTAGCTACGTTATTTAGTAGAACCTTGTTATTGATGCTCCATACCTTGTCTTCATCTTTTCTAATCATCTTACTCATAGACACGCGAGAAACGCCATCTACTTCTTTGATGACTCCTAAAACGTCTGCCGTAGTTATGCGGTCATTAAAAGATACGTTATCAAAATCAAATAGCTCAGCAATAGCCTCTTGAATTGAAGACGTTACCTGGGCATTTCTAAACTGTGGCAATACCACACACTCTAGTTTAAGTCTTACGTCTACGTAAGCAGGTGGCTGAAGTGTGATTGAAGTTCCTGGAGGTGTCTTATCTTCAAAGAACTTACCAATATCAACTGCTAAGTTATTAAATACATCTGATGCTGTCTGTCCGTCTGCCTGTAATCCAGAGTCACCGAACGGTGCAATAAAGATAGTTACACTGCTGTACACATCTGAGATAGAGTTTGCCTTTGCAACGTTTGGTACTTGAATAGCGATATTAGAGTAGTCAGACAACGACACAGCGCGGTTAAGTGCTCTAACGCTTCTAGGGGCGTTGATACGAATAGAGTCTGTGGTCTCTGGGTCTGCCCCACCTGAGGCGGCACCAGAGGTCTGTCCAACATCTTGGTTGCTTACAGTAAGGCCAATAGTGGAATTGGTTTTAATAAACTTAATAGTATTGGCTGCAACGTTACCAAATTTTCCGCCGCCAATTCTGTACGTAGCTCTAATTGAAGCCTGGTTTGCTGGGATGCGACCACTGATGCCGTCACCAAATTGAACATAGGTTGTTCCTTCAGCATCTGTAAAGGTAGTAAAAACTGGGTCGTAATCTTGGTAGTCAATTAAAAACGGTACGTAAGAGTACTTAACTCCAGATACATCTATCTCAATACTTCCCGCAATTACTGGAGATTCTGGAAGCGGGTAGAACTGGTTAGCTGCACCACCAGATACGCCTATCTCCCCCTCATCAGGACGTGTTACTGGGTCATACCCAACAGTCTCACCTTGGGTAGCAGTTACTGTAATAGAACCATTAACTGTTGATACCTTCGCAGGCACGACAACTGCGCTATCAGTTTCAAAAATAATTTGGGTTGTAGAGCCGCTGTTAACAACGGTAGTCGATACCTGTGTTCTTTTTGGTACGGTAATAGTGTTGGCTGTTGAATTTTGAAAAGTCAATAGAACTTTTGCAGCAGTAGATTCTGTAGGCGTATACCCAAGAAGTCTTGCAATTTTTAAAACGTTATCTCTTTGACTAGAGGTGGTGATAAAAGCTTCATTTAAAGAGCGGTCAATATAGTAGTTAAGCTGGTCACCCATATATGCAAACAGCTCAATTAAGGTCATGCCAAAGTCTGCGGGGTCGCGGTTAGTCCAGTTAGGTGCAAAGTATGGGATGAGAGCTGCCATCTCTTCTTTGAGGGATAGGTAGTCACGAGAGGTGTAATCTACTTGTGGAACATAGTTTTCATTTGCCATTATCTGACCTCCTGTATGACCTCTCCAGCTCTGGAGAATATCTTAGTTTTTATACTTAAAGATTCTGTTAGTGTCTGTTGGGACTTTCTATATTTAATATCTAACTCTAAGGTTCCACCACTATCTAGGTTTGGGACTGCTTCTATAAACTCTAAGTAAGGAAAGAACTCTGTAAAACATGCGGCTACTGCCTCAGTAGCAACTGCTATGGCAGTATTTTCATCTTCAAATAGTGTCTCATAAACTGCGCTTCCAAAGCTTGGGCGCATCACCCTCTCGCCTGGACGGCTCATGATTGCTAGCACGAGCCTGTCCTGGATAATCTTTTTTTCATCGTTTGTATAGGATAGTTCCCCCGCTGAATTAAAAGAAAACGGCAGCGCTATAGCTCTCTCTATCACAGTTCTACTCCCATCCATACTGGAAAGTTAGGGTCCCCACCCTCAAACATAACCCACACTTTTTGTCCTAGCTTAGGTACTAGTCTATGCGGTGAGTGCTCGGCTGTACTGGCAATCTCTTGTTCTTGGTCGTCATTCCACTTGTTATCTGCGTTTTCAGTGTCCACGTGTTCGTGGTCTAAGTTCCACGTAGTGTCAGGGCTCTTACCTGTGTGGTTGTTGGTATGAGCATCATGGGCAAGGCTAACGGTTACGGTATGAGTGTGAGAACCAAAGGTACCAACAGTTGCACCGCTTGTTGTAATAGTTTCTGAGTGAGTAGCGTGAGTAGCATGAGCCTGTAGAAGGGCTGCAACCTCAGAAGCTAAGTGCTTTTTATGGTCAGGGTGGTTACTGTTAGATGTAACAGGGAGGCAGGCTCTAGCCCAACCAGTCTCTGACTGACCTAAAACCTGAGGCACTTGTAGTCGGATTCGATTATCGTTCTCATCGTCCTTAACGTCTACGCATATTCCTAGGTAGATTCCATAAAATCTTTTATCGTCTATCATCGAACGGCGTTGCTCCTTACCCTGTTAGCCACGGTAGGTGACTTAATCTTCTTAGGGGTAAAGGTTACCCTAGTAGTTTTTTTATCAGCAACCCAGGTAGAAGGTTGTTTAGTTTTTGCTGTGACTTTTTGTCGGTTGCCAATTTTTCCAAAGCTTCCTTTATTTTGAGCACCACTTTTACGGGCTGAACTCTTTATAAGAGGCTTGCTAGTCTTTGGTTTACCAGAGGCCACACCAGGTTTTATCTTTCTTTTTGGGCTTCCAGGTACTGCAATCTCTAGTCCAGCCACGCCGTTTACAGAGCCAAGAGAGTCAGTGCCTACAACAATGTTAGTAACATAGGTCGGTACATTTCTTTCAGTCTCAATCATTACGTGTTCTGTAGATAAAATTGTCCAATAGCCAGAGTAGGTAGCCCCAATCCCCGCTAGGTATACAGGCATATTAGGTCTCAAGGTGGGGTCACCAAGCACACTAGCAGTACCTCTGTATGGAAAAGAGTTCCTAGCCTCAGCTGCTTCTGCTTCATACGTTGCAATCTGAGAGTTAGGCGCTACAACTAAAGAGTTAAAACGGTCAAAGAACTCGTCTTGGCGTTTTGTTTTTGTAGTCTTATTTCTCTTTTGTTTAGTTTGAGCCATAGCAGCTTTAGAAAATCTGTCTACACCACTAATAGCTACAGCGGACTTCATCTCTCCGTCATACTCAATAGACTCACCAATAGAAGGTTGAAAGGCATATAAGGTAGAGCCAGTGGAATCACTAGCGTCTTTCATTATAAAGACCTTTGCCGCGTCCTTATATAACTCGTAGTCACTCAAGATAGGTTCAAAATAGATATCAGTGTTTTCTCCACGCAGGGTGTACCCAATCTGCTTTGCTAACCGCACTGCAAGTTGCCAGTCGGTATACCCAGCTTGAGATACCATTTCGTAAACTCTAGGGTGAGGCTTTCCTATAAAACGCAAACTGTGTTTAATACAAATTTCTTTTATAACTTGGTCCGCGGTGCAATCTCTATAGGTCTGTTGGGAAGCTTGCTTAAGGGGGAATGAACCACCTATACATACAACTTCTGTAAACATTTTGCCTGGAGTAGCGGATGGGGTAATGTGATGAATGTACCCAAAAAAATCTCTAGGTGTAGTGTTTGAGGACAGCTTAACTTCAATAGGAGTTCCTGGTCTAATCGATTCGTACTTAGGGTCCCAATCTTTAAACGTTAATACCAATAGCTCATGTTCATATGTTTTTTGCATGAGTACGGCTTTATACACAGACGTTGGGCCTTCAGGAGAGTCTGGAAAAGAAACACTTACAAATTTAAACACGTGGAATCCTCAGCACAGTTCCAGCTGGAATGTTAAGGATGTCTTTAATTTCAGGGTTATGGTCCAATATAATCCACCACATGCTTGAACGGTTGTAGTACTTATTACCTAGCTGGTCTAAGCGCTCCCCTTCTTTATATGTGTGCTCGTAGTAGGTAAGCGTTCCTATATCAGGAAAATCGTAAAAAACAATAGGATTCTCATCCCCGTTAGGGGTAGTAGAAACAAAGTCAACAAACGATGGCTCGTATCTAGAACCTAAATATATAGTCATGTTTCCTCCTAAACTACTGTAGAGCCAGCAAAGGCGTCACAGCTAAACGATACGGTTGTGCGTAAAGGAATCATGTCTTCTGTAAAGTAGGTGTGATTAATTGACATGTTTGTTATCCATCCAACAAAAGAAAGTTGCTGCTGAGCATTAGGGCCAAATCTGAAACCAAGAAGGCTTGGGGATAGGAATCCAATGTTAGCTGTCTTCTTAAGCATAAGGGTTGCCCACTCACCAGAGCCTTGATTAGCACCGTTTCCATTTAGGGCCTTGAACAAATACTCAAGGTCAGCCATGGTTCCAAACTTCATTAGGTCATTAATTTTTTCCATATTTACAGACCCAAGTGCAGAAGGGTAATAGCTCATAGCACTAGTTGGTATCTTGGAATACTTACTCTCTCTAACCTGTGGGCTGTTTGCGTTTACCTCTACAGCTTTTGGATGGTTCATTGAGTTTGCGTATGTATCCCCAGCCATACTTCTAAAAGCTGCAAAGTCATTTACACGGTCTAACATAATTTGAAATTGATAGGTCTCTTGCCCAGGGAAGGCACCAGCTACTGAACGGAATCGGTCAGCTGATGATGGGGTTACGTCCATGTTTCGTGCAATAGAAGACGAAATTGTTTCTGGGTTCCATAAGAATTGAAAACCATATTTATAGTTGTTTTCTTTTCCAGAGCCCTGCTTTAATAGTTTATTTTCTGCGTCTCCTTTGGCCTTCGCTTGTATCTGAGCTGCTGTCTCAATTACACCGCCGTCTTTGACAGCAGAAATATCGTTTCCGTTACTCCAGTGCCAAATAACACCTCTACGTAGTCGGTGGAAGTCACCTTCGTGATTGTTTTGTGCATGGTTTCCATCACCCTCATAGCCGTCTACACGTTGAGGTCTTACAGGAAGGCTCCACTTATGTGGCGGTAAGTTGTAGTCATAATCTCTTGGCGGAAATGATTTGTTAGGCCTTGTATCTGGGGTGTTATTACCTACCAAGTCACCATATTCTTTCACAGCTGTTTTCTCTAACGCTTTTCCAATAAGAGTTAGCCCTAGTCCAACACCGAGTCCAGGAAGGCCTCCGACTTTTACAACCCTACCTGCTCTACTAAGGGCGACACCAACAGCTTGACGGTTAAGTCCAGAGCCAGCAACCGTAGAGGCAGCCGCAGCAACAGCAACTGTGGGGGCTGCTGATGACGCAATACTTCCAGCTGTAGTTGCAGCAACGCTAGCGTTAGCTAGGTTGTTAATTCTTTTTAAAGAAGATGCAGTTTTAACTGTATCTTTTTTTACAGTAGCTTTCTTTTTTTGAAGTGCCTGTGGTGGAACAAAGTATGGCATTAGTTTTTAGCCGCCTTATCTAGAGTCTCTGAGTTTGATAGAGCCGCCTTTAGGGCTGCAATATTGTCTTGTGCGCTTCCGCCACCTGATAGGTTTACAGTCACACCACCATAGTTATACGTTGAAGAACCTACTTGCGATGTAGTTTTTAATGCAGGGCTTGACATAGAGGTAAAACCTTTTAGTAAATCTGACACTAAGTTTTTGTTACTTGTTCCATCTTGAGTAAACAACTTAGACCAACTAAACTTTGTATCATCTCCGCCCTTGCCCTTTGCTAAGGCAGAGGCAGAGGTGGACTTATCTGAGCCACCCTCACCTTCAGGATTGTTGTTACCAAGTACAGACTTAGTAGACCAAGAGCTCCAGTTATATCCCTTTTGAGACATATGATATGCAACACGGGCGTTAGTCTCTGGGTCAAAGAGGTCGTTTACTGAACCTAGTTTAAAAGATTTGCCGTCTGAACTTTTCCAAGACTTATTTAAGCGTTCATTCATAAGGTCGCCAAGCATGTTAATTTGAAATATACCGTAGGATAGGTCTCCACCATGTGGGTTAAATGCGTATGGGCGTCTACCAGATTCAGCGCCCGCAATCTTTAATGCGTTTGCTAATCCTTGTCCTTCAAATCCTGCTCTTTCTAAAACTTTCTTTAGCTCATCTGGGCTTAGCTGCTGTGCTCCAGAACCCTTAGGTCCTGTAAACTCTCCATTGTGTGCGTGCCCTGGGTATGCAGGGCCGCCCGCATGTCGGAAGGGGTGGTTCTTTAACTCATGGTTAGGAACAATAATTCCTGGCTGTTCAGGGACGAATAGCTCAGGGCCCTGCTCACCTACAACGTAAGGCATCTTTCCACCAACAGGTCCGCCTTCTGCTTTAAACATATTACCAAGCAAACCACCTAGCAGTGGGCCCGCAGCAAAGTTAACAGCTCCAGATAGGATACTGCCAAGACCGCTAGACCCCAGCGTAGTAGCGCCGCTTTTAATTGCGCTTAACCCAGAGAACAACCCAGTGAACCTATCAATTAAATTCATAAATCCAGTGAAGTAACTAACAACACGGTTTGCTGCTGTAAACGCGTCAGACATAGCGGGAGCCGCTTGTTGTAAGTTTCTAGTAGACTCAGTAATTCTTTGGCTTAAAGAACTGACTGCAGGTGTAGTAGCTCCGTATTTTTCTCCCAGTTTTTTAAGGTCTCTACCAGCAAACGCTACACCGCCGCTTCTGGCTTTAAGCATAAGTCCATCTTCTACTTGCTTACGAAGTAGTGGGTCGTTTCCAAAGTACTGGTCAAGCATAGATGCAAGAGCGTTACCAGGCTGTAGAGATATCTGAACATCTTGTACAGTGATGGGTTCGTTACCCATCTTTTCTCTCATTAACTTAGACCAAATTTCGTCAATAATTTGTGGCATAGGTTTCATAGAACCATCTTCACCACGAATACGAATACCAATACCGCGAAGCATATTAACGTTACGACCTTGTTGTACGGCGCCGTATGCTCGCATTGAGCCTTCAACACCAATACCAGGAGTGATGTTAGACATCTGTGCTGTGCCTAGCGCTACGCTTGCAAAGTTAGGCCCACCAATACCAAGCTGTCGTGCAGCTTCCATTGCTTGTACAGTGTCAAACTTACCTGTAGTTGTTCCACTACGCCCTAGTTGTTGGAGTAGCGCAGTTGCTCTTGCGTAGTCGCTGTTAGGGTCTGGGTTACCTGGGATTAAATTAGAGAAAGGTCTGATTCTTCCACCAGGTTGATAAGATGCTTGCTGCTGGTAGAACACCATTCTTTGAGTAGCAAGTTCATATTCAACAGCTTCTTTTGCGGTAGGCATTGCAGCGATACCACCAACAGCACCGCCCATTAAACCGCGCTGCATAGCAGGAGACATGCCCCCACCGCCACCGCCAGCACCTGTCGGTGCGCCTGTGTAGTATGTAGGTAGAGGGCGGTATGGTTCTATACCAGGAGCATTAAACAGTCGGTTATGACCAGACTGTTCGTACATGTAACCCTGTGATGTGTCACCTAGGGTTGTTACATTAAATACTGGTACAGGAGCAACAAGATTGTTACCAGGCTGTCCGTAACCGCCGCCGCGGCCACTCATCTTTCCCATCGCTCCGCCGAGTAGGTTTGACCAACCTCCTGTGTCTTGCTTTAGGAGGTTCATCTCCTGTCGCAGTGAGGACAGGCCAGTTCTTAGGGATGAGATAAACGCGGCAGCGTTAGAGCTACCCATGTTAAGGTCTTCTCTTGCCATCACTATCCTCTAGGTTGATATCGTTGGGAACGTTCTAACCAGTTCTGTCTTTCACGAACTGATAAGGCGCGTATGTCTGCGAGTGTCCAACCAGTAAAAGCTCTTGTTAGAACTTCATACTGGTCAAGTAGCTCTTCGTAATCTGGTTCGCTATATACGAAACAAATCTAGCAAGCTAAGCGGTAGAGAAATATCTTCACCGCATGCCTTGCAAGCTTTCTTCACCTCCCCAAGGCGAGGGCCTGGGTTGCGTTTGATAATCTCGTCGATTACGCGGGTGCGGTCTGCCATACCAAGGGATAGTGCAGTACCAGCTCCAACAGATGGTTCACCGTTTATTGAAACAATACATCCAGATAGTAAGAGTGTATTAATCTCAGCTGATGTCTTGTCGTAGTTTTCCATCAGCCTTTTTTGTGTTATTCCGTTTGGAAGAGCCACAGTTACTGGACCTTGCTTAGTATCCATAACCCATACGCGGTCTCCCACTGGGTCTTTCAATCTAACAACAGGGACATCTTCTGTTAAGTCAATTGTTGTCTCATGCTCGTCTTGGCAAGAAAAACACTTAACCATTAGGTTAGATGTCTGTCCAAATGTAACTCTTCTAATACCTAGAAGGATTGCGTCACGGTCTCCCGATAGCAGCATATCTAGGTCATCGGCTGTGGCTTCCTTGTCTCCAAGCTTTACCAAGCCTCTGGCTAGTAGAACGTTAAGAGCTTTTCCTGAAGAGCCTGACTTAGCTACAGCTTCTTCATCTGCTCCTGTTAGTTCCCTAACCTCTGCCGAAGTGTGCAGTTCACCTTTAAGGTCAACAAAACCACCAGGCAGTTCTACCTCTGACTCAGAAGGCGCCCGCGTCTTAATCTTAGGCGCGGGCTCCTCTGAAATCTTTTCAGCGAACTGTTGTAGTAATTGTGCATCGGTAATAATATCTGACATTTTATACTCCTATTAGTCGGTTTAAAGCTTTCCAGTATCCTTACGCTTGTAATCATCACCAGTAAAGAATACTGATAGACCCTCGTGAACTAGTGACATTGACTCATAAAGAATCGCTCCGTCAGCAGCATTTAGGTCTGTATAGTTTAGCGTAGTAATCCAAGCGTTATGAATCTTGAATCCCATACGTGGTGTGTTGTCATTTGCAGTTGTGGTCGCTGCGTTTGTAGCAGTGTTTGGGTGGTCCATAACATAGACAGTGATGTCTACGCGGAAGTTCTTATCCACTCCAGCCTGACGCATTGCAATACCTTCACCTGAAGATGTAGCAAATAGTCCACGCATCCAAGTAATAGCTTGGTCGTTTCCGTAAAGGACACCACGTTGCATAGTAATTGGGCTGAAAGTAGTCATACCTGGCACCTGGTGAACAGTGGTGTTATAGCCACCTTCACGGTATTGGATGGACTGTGTGTTAATGCTTAGACCAGAGATTTGTGAGAAACCACCAATCCAGCTAGTAGAAACACCAGAGGTTGCTGGTTCTGTGCTTGAGCCAGTTAGGATTTTATCAGTGAACGGTGCGCCACCTGCTGCGGGTGTAAACTGTGCATAAAATCGGAACGAGCGTAGCGGGTCAGTCGATAGCTTCGAGAAGCGATTGATGATACTTGAGGGGGTTGTCATTTACTTGGCTCTCCTTTACGCAACAGTAACGGTGGTTCCACCGTCAAACTGGCCAATTTTGATAATTACGAATTCGGCTGGACGCTGTAGTGCAACGCCAACTTCAATGTTTACTTGGCCTTGGTCGATTAGGTACTGAGGGTTGTTCTCAGCATCAACCTTGACAAAGAATGCCTGGCTAGGAGTAGTGCCGCGTAGGCCTCCCTGTGACCAGAACTGTGTGAGGAATGAAGACACTGTTGCGTCTAGACGACGCCACAATCCTTCGTTGTTTGGCTCAAAGATAGCAAACTGAGTAAGGTCTGTAAGAGACTTACGTAAGTAAATAAGTGAACGACGTACTGGTACGTACTTATCAATGTAGCCTGCCTTAAGAGTTCTTGCTCCCATTACTACATAGCCTGAACCTGGAATAAAGCGAATAGCATTTACAGGCTTGGCAGCTGTGTTAAGGGAGTCAAGGTTTGCATTTGTAAGCTGACGTGTTGATACAACACCTGCAAGACGAGCCTGCAAACCAGCAGGTGCCTTGTAAACTCCACGAGAGTTATCAGTGGTAGAGATAAGACCTGCTATAGCAGCTCCAGCACCCACAGTTAAAGTTCTACCAGTGGTAGCACCAGGGGCTAGGGTTGGGTCTGTAATAACAAGAGGTGGGTAGTAGACAGCAGCTAAAGAGCTTGTTGTGTATTGGTTTGAAAGAGTTAGCTGGTCTGCTGGGGTGTTGTCAATTCCATCAACAACTACAAACACATCATCGCGACTTTCAGCGTAGCTGATTGCAGCATTGACAACGTTTACAGCTGTCTGACCTGGCAAGTTAAGAACCAAAGACTGAAGAACTGTATCAAACGCTGCAAGTCCTGCTGAGTATTCAGTAACTGAAACAGCGTTTCCAACTGTTCCACCAGCAAGTGGCTGGTTAACAACAACAGCTGGGTTTCTTGTGGTTCCAGTGTTTGAAGAGTTTAGGTCTGTCAAAGTTACGTAGTTAGATACCACGTTAACATTTGTTGGTGCGTAGCGTGCGTCCGATGCTGTCATTGATAGCTGAGTAAATGTCTCTACAACGTTAGAGTCTGTTGTACCGCCGCTATAGACAACTAGGTCAAAGTATCCAGTTTCAACAGAGTTAGAAATAGAGATGTTTAAATCGTTACCCCAACGACCAGGGTTCTTAGCAGCTACCTGAAGAGTTGCTGAGGCGCTAACAGCTCGGTCATTAAGTGAGCGTGTAGAAAGGCCTGGGCTTGCTGCAACACGTGTTACGTAAAGCGAGCTTCCGCCGTTTGAGAAAAACATATAAACTGCAAGTGGTATAGAGTTGTTGGTGTAAAGATTCCAAGAACCAAATAGTGTTACGTACTGGTTCCAAGAGGTTACAAGTGTAGGCGTGTTAATTGGGCCGCGGTCGTCTTCACCAACAAAAGCTGTAATAAACTCTGAGTTGGTTCCAGCGATTGGCTGAATAGGGTTTAACGTTTCTTGAACGTATACCCCAGGGCGTTGAAAGGTCATTTAAATTATCTCCTTAAATAGATTATACGTGGTTGCCGTTTATTACAAGATTTCGTAGACCGAAGGGATAGACGTCTGGTTGTTTACTGGAAGGTTAAGATTGACACGAGTAACTGCAGGTATTGCAGCAGCTGCTGTTGCTGGGGTCATTTCGCTAACCACCCTTAATGTAAAGACGTTACGTAGGAGGCGTCGGTTTCCACTTTCCGCATCCTCAAACGTATCTCGCTTTGCATATCCATCCACGAACATAGACCGCTTGCTGTACTCAGTTCCTAACTGATTACTTACAGGCAGTACGCCGTACTTGGCTGGAAACTTATTCCACATTTGAAACAGGATAGCCCTGTCATGTCGTGGGTGTCTTGCATATGTTGTAAGCTGATAAATAAGGTCGTAAGCAATTGGGTAGTCATACTCGTAAGCTAGACCTGGCACAGCTGTAATAGTTCCACGGTAATCTCCGTCGTGTAACTTTCCTTGAACCTGGCGGTCGTTAGCTGGAACAACATCAATCAAATCTATTGTTACAAAAGGGAACTCTTGTGCGCGAGCTTCCACATCTGGATACCCAAACCAGACCTTTACAGGACGGGTCTTAATTGTTTCAGTAGGGCCGTTATTAGCAGCCGACTTCTCATCAGCAACGACCATACCCTGAAGGTAGTTCTTGATTGCTTCATCTTCCGCAATAATAAATGGGCTACCCATGGAACACCTCGTCTTCCATAACCATGCGGTCAAGGAGCTCGTTGTCTATGATTTCATCCATAAAACCGTGTAGTCGGTAATTCAAGCCGCGCATAACAGAGGTCGGGGCGGACTTATTAGGCTCACCGTATTCTAGGTCCCATGCTTTATCGGGGACGTTGTAGTTTAAATTAGAACCGTCAAAGTTAACTGACATTTGAGGGATTACATCTGATGGCCAGCCAGCAGCTACTGCACGCTCACGAAGAGCTGCAGTCATTTCTGATGAACCTTCGGAGGCCTTAGCCTCTACGAGATTGTCTACGCTTAGCAACGTGTCTCCCCAGTAGTACATTTGCGACAGTCAAAGCTCCCAAAGCTGCAGTGACAGCATTACCAGGAATGGCCTTATTAATCTCGCGTCTGAAGTCTGTGTCAGATGCTGAGGATACTTTTTTAGGCATGTCCATCCTAGATTTCGCAAGGTACAACGCAGGGGGTAAAGCTTTGAATCCCGCATGGATTCACTATAAGGATAAAGCAAAGGGCCCCTTTCGGGGCCCTAAGCGTATTACTTCTTTTTAATCTTCTTGATAATCTTGGCGTCAATCTTCTTATCTTCAGCCATGGTCTTAGGCTTCTTCTTAGCTCCGTGAGCCTTGTCAGCCTTCTCAAACTTTGCCTTCTGAGCTGGGGTCATACCCTTGGTCATCTTGGCATCTTTCTTCTTATCCTTGGCCTCTGTGTACTTGCCGAAGTTAAAGGTAGCCATTACATGCCCTTCTTTCTAACCATTGAGGACTTCTTGCCTTTTGCTGGAGCAGCCTTCTTAGCGAACTTCTTATTAGCAGCTTGTAGGGTCTTCATACCATGCTTGTCTTTTGGCTTACCGCAGCCACAGGTGGCGCACATTACTTCTTCTTCTTCTTTCGTAGGGCAGCGAAGTCTGAGCCTTCTAGCTTGCCGTCTTTATCCATATCAAGTTTCTTCTGCTTAGATGACATGCCCTTTGGAGCCGCCTTCTTAGCGACCTTCTTAGCAGCCTTCTTCTTTCCCATACATCCACATGTAGCACACATATTACTTGCTCGCTTTCTTTGGTTTGGAGACTTTCTTTTTGCCAGAACCTGCGGGGACGCAGTTCGGAACTTTCTTGCCACCCTTAGTCTTCATACCTACTTGGACGTAGCCGTCCCAACAAGGGTTAGTATCTTTAGACATTATGCAAACACGCTTGAGTAGAGAACGGATACAGCGTTAGCGCCAGTAGAGGTAGCCGCGATACCGTAGAGCTTATCGTCCGCATTTAGTCTGATGCTATACACAGAGTCCTTCTTTACTGTAAGACCCTTGTCTACGCCGCTGGTTGCAACAGTGATGTCGCCGATATAGATGCTGTTGTTATCGTCATTAACGATTTGAACAGTTGTATCTGGGTTCTTAGCGTGGATAGTAGCAAGCAAAACTGGGCTTGTTCCTACTGTAAAAGCTTGGTGAATAACTGCCATGGCGTCTCCTATTTAATATACCCAGCAAGTGCCAGGAACTGTGGGTCGTTGACCATTTCGTCGGCCATGACCTGCATACATTCTACAACCAAGAGGGTGAATCTTTCAGCAACAATGCCTGCCTGTTGGATGTAATAAGGGCGATATACCTGGCCCTTCCATAGGATACGGCCACGAGCTTGTAGGTCTGGGTTACCAATAACCCCTGGTGCAATTTTCTCTACGTCTTCAGCATTAAGGGTGAGGTGTAAAGAGTCTGCGCCGTAGTAACCGCGTTGACTGTTCTTTACTCCACCTTGTTTAATTACGGCTCTGACAATTGGTAATTCAAATGGGCCTCGCCACATACGACCACCAGTTGCGGTAGATAGGTCTTGTCCTACATCATAAATAGGGTCAAGCACGGTAGCAACAGGGTCCCAGATAAACCATTGAGCGGTAGTTCCTACAGGCCTCTTGAGGTCTGCGTCTACGCCTTCTAGTACCTTGTCGGTTTCAAAGTCTGCATCAAAGCGACCGCCTGGTGCGTGAGCTCTCAATCTTCTACCGCCTTCTTGTAGAGTTCAAGGTTACCGATTATGCGCTCATCTGTAGGGCTTAACTCTGCTGCAATGGTTCCGTATTCAAGGGCTTTATCCTTTTCTCCTAGCCAGAATGCACATACAGCAGCTAGGTCATAGGGAGTTGCGCCCCAGGCAAATGCCTCATTTAAATAGTCCATGCTTTTGTTTTTAATATTAACTGCCTTCTTAGCCCACATGTAACACTCTTCAATACGACCACTGTCATAGTGATACTGTGCCAGCTCTACGTAAGCTTCTCTTTTGGCAGGCTCCTCTTGAACAGCAAGCTTCCACCACTTAAGCTTTTCTGCTTCATCTGTAGAACACTTAGCTATATAACGCATAGAGGACGCTCGCTCTGCTTTCCATAGCGCCTTAGGCAAAGATAGATGGCGTTTAAATTGGACTAGGGCTTCTTCTATTTGACCGTGAAAGAATAACTCACGTGCGTAGTAGTAGGCGTTACGGTCGTTGTGCGGGTCTTCTTCTATAGATAACTTAAGCAGAGGGAGGTATTGACCACGAGACTTGCTGTCATCTGCCTTATGCCATAGCCCTAGTTGACTCCAGTATTCTTTCTCAACTAAACGGTCTGTATATAAACACTCGTGTACAGGGTGTTGCCATCGGTATCCGTGACGTGCATGAATCTTATCTCCAGCAAATGTTAGGCCTGGTGTCCCATCTGGGTTAAAGTTCCAAGTGTAGTTGTAGCGTATACGGGTAGAACCTGCAGGTATCTTTTCCATCTCATCTCGCCAGCCTGGTTCGAGTACCTCATCCATATCTAAAGAGATGCAGTAGTCAATATCATCTGGCAGTAGGGCAAGGGCTGCGTTACGAGCGTCATCAAATCTCCATGGACGTACGCTTATTGTGTGAACAGTGATACCTAGTTCGCGGGCTTTCTCCACAGTACCGTCTGCCGAACCTGTGTCAGCAATCATTAGGTAGTCTGCTTCTTTTGCAGACTCGTACCAACGTTCGACAAACTGTGCTTCATTTAATGCGATGGTGTATACGGCTATTTTCATATATGAATTGTATCCTTAAATAGAAAAGCCCCGCCAGTCCCTGAGGACGGCGGGGAGCTATTTCTAATCTATATTAGACGAGGGTTGCAAACTCAAGGCGTCCGTAAACAGTTACTCCACCGTCTGGTGAGTAGAAGCTTAGGACTGATGCGTTTGTACCAGATGCGAGAGTTGGAGCTGAGCCACCATCCCATGTGACACCGTTGAACGCAACTGCGTTAGCGCCACGGTTACGAACCTCAACCTGCCAGCGAGTACCATAACCAGAAGGCACGCCTGTCCAGTTTACGGTGACTGCGCCAACCAAGTTAGTGATTCGGATAAATGAACCATTGGTTGGGTTGATAGCTAGTGTACCTGTTGCTGCCGAGAAGGTCTGAAGACGGCCTGTAACACCTACGTTAATGTAGGCATCATTAGACTGTGCTAGAACTGTTGGCTGTGATGAAATGGCCATTGGTTACTTGCCTTTCTTTGAAGGTTCTTCTTCTTCTTCAGCAGGTGCTTCGATTGCTTCAAAGCCAGAGCCGTTCCAAAGTTCTTTTGCTGCTTCAGGTGTGCTTGGTGGGAACCATACGCCATCAACGCGGGTCCAACCACGTGATGGTTCTGGTGATAGGCCGTCAACCTGCACGACTTCGAAAAGAAGTGCAAGAGGTCCAAGGGAATCAATATCCTCAGCAACCTGTACTTGAGTAATGATGTTGTCATCAACGAGTGCGAATTTAGCCATTTTCTATCTCCTTAGAGGGTTGCCTTGTCGAACCAGCGAATCATAGCGTAACCGTCTGCACCGTTACCGCCGAAGCTCTGGTATCCGTAATACTGGCAACCACCGAAGTCTAGGTCAACAACGTCACCAGCATCCATGTATAGGAGCTCCCATGTTACATCAAAGAATGATGCATCTGCTGGAGCTGCCAATGTCTGCCAGATACCTGATGTTGCACCCGCTGCACCTAGGAAGGTGACGGTGTTTGTACCAGAGAACTGGATATCAAATGGAGGGCGGTCTTCACGAATGATGACGTTACGGTCATTCTTCCAGCGAACTGTTGGACGTACACGCTTTGGTAGACCAGTGAACTGTGACGATGTAGCACCGCCAGGAGCAGTGGTTAGACGCGCAGCCACACCAGGGAATACTAGTGGAATACGTGGAAGGATTGGGAAGGACTGCCATGAAGTTGTAATCTTTGCGTTACCAGTATCCTGGATGGTCGCACGTAGAACGTTTGAACCATAGAAACCAGCCTGTGCTGAGATTACAGTTGATGCATTGTAAACAGGGTTCCACTTAAAGAACTCGGATGTTAATGCTTCGTAGTTAACTGCTGCGTTAGCAGAGTTGTGTGTAATAAGTGTGTTTGGAGTGTTAGTCCAGTTAGAACCACCACCACCGCCACCTGCGCCAGTGTTAGCAATTGCGTCAAGACCACGAGCGTAGTAGTCAGGTGTAGTAGAAGCCTGGGTTGCCAACCATGTTGGAGCACCCTTACCGCCACCATTCTGACCAATACCAGGTGTAGCTTGGTTAATAGAGTTGTTAGCATTCCAGCCAGCTCCACCGCCGCCACCAGCAAGTGGTAGGCCTAGAGTTGAACCAGAGTTAAGACCATTAAGAAGAACACCAGGACCACCGTGACCAGCTTCACCTTGAACGTGGAAGTTGTTGGTACCAGAGTTCCATAGAGCGTATCCACCTTGGTGTCCTCGCATTGGCCATGTCTGCATAGAACCACCTGCGGTTGTGCGGTATCCGTCAACAGAGTTACCACCAGTTACACCAGTACCGTAGATGCGTGCAGGCTGACCGTAGCCACCTGCTCCAGCGCCACCACCAGCAAGGGTAGTTGTAGTGTTAGAGTTCTGAACAGCGTGACCGCCGTTGTTTCCGCCTTCAAGGCCGTACTGCCAGTGTGTAGAGTTAGAGTTAAATGTACCTCCACCTCCGCCACCTTCTGCAGCAACAGTTCCAAGAGATGAAACGATTGGAGTCATACCTGGCTGACCAGCATAGAAGTAGTTGACGTTATCAGCCTTCTTGTATGGAGTAACAGTTGCTGCTGGCTCTAGCTGTGGTGCAAGGATATGGTGTTCAATAGCTGTACCTGTGGCAGACTGAGCGCCGTTAAGGTTCATGATACCGAACTTAGCCCAACGAGCATTTACTGGCGAGGTTGCGCCATTAACTGCAAGACGTACTGGGTAAGTAACTGCTGGCATCTGCTGTGTAGATGTTGCTACACCAGAGATAGGCAAGAATACGTTGTTACCTTCTGTACGAAGTACTGAGTTGAAGTCAGCATCAAAGTACTCAATAAACGCACGAGTTGGGCGGTACTGGTTAGATGTACCAGTAGCCACTACGAACGCAGAACCTGAGTACTGTGTGTTTGGCTGAACACGTACAAAGCGGTGTGAAGTTTCAAGGTTTCCACCAGCGGCAGAGTTGGTCTGCATGAGCATAGACTGGGCCTCACGGTATACAGGTGGACGCCATGTCGTAGCTGTATTGCCAACTTCAAGCTGAATGTTGTCAAACCAGAAGTTTACAGAGCCCTGCTGAAGAATAATTACAGGGTGGATAAACTGCGGTGTTGAACCAAACTGGTATGTACCATTAGCTAGTGCGGACGCAATTCCTGGTGTTGTGAATGTTGCTGAAATACGGCGCCATCCTGTTTGACCAACTGTTACGTTTGAACCAATAATTTGAGGACCACTGCTTGCAAAAGTAACAGATGTAGTGGTCAATGGAGCATTAGTTGTCTTGTTAATGCTGATAGTGTTACCAACAACGTTGCTTACGCGAGTATCAGACTGAAGACCAGAACCCGTTACAACCATACCAATCAAGATACCAAAGTTGCTTGCAACAGTAATTGTTGTAGCACCGTTAGCTGCATCAGCAGTTGTTGTGACGTTTCCGCCGTACCCTGGTAGGGCTGCTGGTGTTGCCTGCTTAACGAAGAATCCGTTTGCTTGACCAGCATCAATTGAGTTAGTTGTACCTGAGTTAGAACCGCCAGCAAATGCCTGGTTTGAAATAGCGTTCCAAGAAGCACCAGCTGAACGAAGCTGGAATAGGACGCTTGTAGCAGCTAGAACATCCGCGTTTGCAGAAACGTATGCAGACATTGTGTATGTAGCACCTGGCTGGTATGGAATACCTTGTAGGCCTGCAGATGTCTGTGTACCGTTTGACTGTGAAGTAGAGTTCATGTTTGATAGCTGAAGCCACGTTGGTGAACCGCCAGAGGTTGAAACGCTAGTAGAAGCAATAAGCGCGTTAACACCGAAGGCTCCTGAGTAAGAAGCTGTGATTGATGCGTTGTTTGAGACCTGGGTAGCAGCTGCAGAAACAGTAACCTGAGTAGCGCTGTCAACGCTTAGAACCACAGTTCCAGTCGCAAACATTGAACCTACAAGGTACATGCCTGGATAGATGTCTACAGTAGAGTTCATAGTTACTACAGCAGAGCTTAGAGCGGTTGTTACTGTGCGTGTGTATCCGCCGACCATTTCTGGAAGCTTAGTTGGAACACCTGTATTGGTAATTGCAAATGTAGATAGTGCAATACCGTACTGACGAATGTTGTTATTTGTAATAGTAGCTGCTTCTTCCAACTGTGCAATGTTTGGCTGCAAAAGGTTGTTAGATAGGTTCTGGAAGTAAGGAGAACCAGCAGTATTACCTGTCTGTGGGTTAGTTGTGATGTCAGAAGCCGCAGATGAGATGTTGTTAAAGAATACGTTAGAAGGACGTACGATAGATTCACCCTGTGAGAAGCCAACAACAGAAGCAACAGTAGCTGCGTTAGCTACTGATAGGTTAACTACGTTACCTGAGATACCTACGATGGTGGCGTTTGTACCAATGTTAGTACCAGTTACACGCTGACCTACTGTAAGGCCCGCAGCGTTTGGATATACAGTAATAGCAGAAGCACCAGAGATACCAGTTGCTGAACGGTAGTATGTTGCTGAATCCCATGACTGTACGCTGTAATCAAAGTCTGAGTTAACAAGAAGGTTAGCAATAGTAATATTGCCGAAAATTGTTGCAGAGCCGTTACCGCCAGGTAGAGTGTTAACAACGTCAGCAGCAGCGTTAATTGCGCCCTGACCACCCTGTCCGCCAGCACCGATTGTTACGTTATAGGTTGTTCCAGGAACAACTGTTAGGTTACGAACGATTACCTGACCACCAGCGCCACCACCGCCAGCTACGTTTTGGGAACCGCCACCGCCACCGCCGCCCGCGCCCACAAGGACGATTTGAGCACTAGTGACGCCAGCAGGAGCAGTCCAGGTACCACTGGCTGTAAAGGTGGCCTCTTGAATAAACAAACGACCCGAATTGTCATTCGGGAAGACAATAAAGTCTTTACTTGAGGAGATTGCCATTTATATACCTGTCCTTTTCCTATTATTAAGAAATCAATACGCCTGAAATCGTCACATCTACAGCAGCAGCTACGTCTGCAGTAACAGTGATTGTTTCAGCGGCGTTCAAAACTAAGCGAGCATCAAAATTTACAGTCCCATTTGCAGGAACTTGAAGTCCTGAGCAAAACGCAAAACCACCAGCTGTTACTGTTACGGTTCGGGTTGCTGCAGTCTTATTAGCAAGAATTACGTTTGTTACAATTGCAGTGTTTAGTGCAGGAACCGCATACGCAGAAGCATCCGTGGTTCCAGCAGTAAGTGCTCTAAAACGTGTTACTGTTGTTGGCATTAGTCGAGTACTCCTATATACGCTAGTACGGTTAAGTTAGCGGCCTCTGCAGCGATTGCAGCGACCTTATTATTTCCCGCAGTGTTAACCGCAGAAACCTGTGTTGTGCCTGCGGAGTTAACAGCAGTAACCTGTGTTGTACCAGCAGTATTGATTGCGGCTACGCGGTCTGCAGTAGCAGCAACAATGTCATTGACGCCCAGAAGGGTGCCCATTGTTTCAAGTGCCTTAGCAACATAGATGAGGTCTTGAGCAGTATACGTACTAGCGTTTAGGCTAGAGGTAATCTCTGATTTAACCGCATCAATCTGCGTGCTAAGCGATGTATAGTCTGGCATGGGTCTTTACCTACCTTCCGAGGTCATTAAAAGTATAGCGTCTTTAAAATTATGGACATCGTAAACAGGAGACATTATGCCTGCGCCTCAACCCATGAGATACGAGCTGCAATCGATGCGTTTGCAGTACCGATATTGGTAGCCGTAAGGACAATGATGTCTGGGCCGTTAGGGTAGCTAGGGCTAGAGACGTTTCCGTCACCGCTAATAATGGAGTTACCAAGGTCTCGGGTAGAGCTAAGGTCAAAGTTTGAGACGTTGAAGTTGGCAGCACCACCACCATTTTCTGAGTAGAAGGATGCAACAGAGTCACCGCCAGAGATACGTCCAGAGGCAGCCTGGGCGTTACCCGCTCCAGGACCTGAGTTATCAAAGTAGATAATCTGAGCCAAAGAACCAGAACCCACCTGGTCACGACCCCAGTCGTCTGGGATACCTGTAAATCCAGTACGTGGGACGAAAGTAGGGGAACCAGAAACAGTGCCTGTGTTAGCTACTGATAAGGTAACAATGTTAGCTGAAACAGTCGCTACCTGAGCGTTAGGTCCAATACCAGTACCTGATACAGTCATACCAGGAACAATACCGTTTGTACCAGCGGCGTCAGTAACCGTAATAACGTTTACACCACCACTACCAGTACAAGCACGAGAGGCCTGTAGGTTTGCTGGAGTGTATGTGTTATAAACAATCTGGTTAGGGTTAAGAACAGCGTCAATACGCATCTGTCCGTTAGTTGTAACTCCAATAGAGTTCATCTGTAGCTGCATGCGGTTAACAAGTTCTCGAACACCGAAGTTACGAGCAATACCGTTATCAACTGATGGGGCTAGACGAAGAGCAAGTAGAGGACGAGTAACACCCGCTGCGATTGATAGGTTCTTTGTCATACCACCAGTAAAGATAAAGTTCTCATCGTTATCAAAGCGGCCATCCATAATAACTGAGGAACCCCAGTGGCTGATGAGTGGGGCGCAGTTCTGAGTAATTGACTGGACTGAAACCTGAGCGTCTCCACCAACACCTGTGATAGATGAGTCTGGAGTAAAGACTACTGGAGTTGTAGTTCCACTAAACGTAAACGGCGTGTCTGGGTAGACGTTTGTAATAGATGCGCGACGTTCAGCAATGTTAATTGGATAACCACGCTTTACAGGGTCAAACGCACCAACAGAAGAGTAACGCATGATTTCACAGTTTTCGGCGTCACGTACGTATACGTATCCTGCAGCTGGTAAGTTCAAACCGTTCTCAACGTACATAACGGTATCGTTAGCACCAAGCTGCGTTCCAAGAACACCTGTTGGGCCAGCAACCATCTTTGTAAAGATTGATGGGTCGTTTGTAACTTCGTAACGAGCAGGTAGGTTACCTGAACGCTGGTAAGCACCGTTGTTGACGTTGTTCTGAGAAACGCGGTGGCACCAAACAATCTTTCCATTAACACCACGCATGCCGTAACGAATAGTTCCTGCACCGTACCATGTGTAGTCGATGTAGACCATTTGCATACGACCCATGTCCAGCTTATAACCAGACGGGCCTTCCCCATCAAAGTAGTCAATATTCCAGTTTTCTTGTGGTGTGCGGTCGTTCTGTGTAATAAGGTAGCGAGTACGGTTACCAGTTGCACCACGGTAAGCAGGTGCGACGTTCATAGAGGTTGCGCTGTTAATAGAGATAATTTTGTAGGAAGAACCCTTGATAACAATGCTCTGTCCTACAGTAAGCTGTTTACGGAACTGTGTGTTTAGACCAGTAACAAAGCTTGAGTTCTTTACTACGTTTACACGACCGATGCCCTCTTTTTCAGAGTGACGGCGGACAGTAAACATCTTCTGGCCGTCATACTCAAAGTAGAAGCCGTTCTGGTCGTCAAACATACCGCAACGTGTAACAGCACCAAACCACTTACGGGCGTGTACGAATACGTTAATACCAGCAGGGTTCCAGTCAATTGTTGGAAGTACCTGTGTAAGAGTAACTGGGTATTCAAAAGTATTAACGTCAATAATTCTGCTTACAGTAAAGTCATTTCCGTTAAATGGGTTGTAAGCATAACGAGTTATAACACCTTCGATGTCTACAGTAACGCCAGCCTGCATACCGTGGTCTTGTACAGTTTTAACTGTAACAATTGCAGGGCCTACAGAACCACCATTAATAGTTAAAGACTCAACATCGTATACAGGGGTTAACTGAGCACCTGTTGAGAACTGAATTCCCTTACCTGACTGGTAGCGGAAATAGCGACGAGTTTGACGAACAGTAGAAGAACCCATTGAGTTAGTCGCTGTTGAAAGGGAAACACCGCCATCAAATGGACGCTGGATTACGTATCCGTCGCCTTTTGTAAAGATAAGCGAACTCTGTGGAACAGAGATTGCAGACTGCTGACGTGATAGGGCAAACTCAAGAGTAGTTTGAGTAGCGACCTTAGTTACCTGCCAGTTACCATCAAAGCTGTTAGTTCCAGTAACAACGATAAGGTTTCCTGGGAAGACGCCGTGTGGCTGGTCAAACTGAACTCTTACAGTAGAGATTGGCGCTGCACCATCTACAGTTGCTCTCCAACGCAAGGCAGTATTAAGACCACCAATTGGGAAGTTACCGCCAGGGATGTGGGCACCGTCAAAGATGTCTCCACCATATACGCTAGTTAAAGTACCTGATGCAACGTCGCCACTAACAATGCCACGGGCTGTGTATTGGAAAGAAGTAGTTGTAGGGACGGCCTGAACTAGAGATGTACCCTCTGCAAGGAAGTTAAGAGTTTCTTGAACAGAAACAATCTGCCCTGGTGATAGACCGTGAGGAAGAGCGGTTGTTACTGTGATGGTTGAGCGTGGTCGTACACCATCTCCAATAAGAGAAACAACGTCAAATGAGTTACCGCCAGAGGCCTTAGCAAAGAATGATGGGTAACCGTTTGATGTAAATAGTGCTTCCCACTTAGAAGGCTGTACAGAGTATTCAAAGTCTGTATCCATCAAAGACTGAGGCTGTGAGGTACGAAGCTTTTGAGCGCCGTCGATAAAGGTCTCGTCAAAAGTTACCTTCTGGTGCTCGTCATCAACAACAATCTGAATAGTGTCGGTTGAGAGCATGCCTGTTGTATCAACAGAAGCATTTAACTGAATAACAGTTTTTGTTTCTGTATTACCCGTTGGATTAGCGATGCTGTAATCTGGGTAAATGTAACTTACTGTGATAGGTTGAGCTGCATCAGAGAAGTTAAAAAGAATCTTATTACGGACAGAGTTAACAATAAGGAATAGGTGAATACGCTTAATGTAGCGGTTAATAGTAACCGTCTTAGTGGTTGGGTTAAATACGTAATGCTCAGGCGCAATATTGCGTGCCATTCATTTACCTTCCTATATCAACGTAATCGGTGGTATCACGGTTTGTACCACGTTAGTAAATCTAGTTACTGCTCCGACTGGAAAATAGATTCCAGTTTGTAGCAGCGCGTCGTTAAGAAGCAGTTGTCCTACTCCACCATCTCCAGCAGGTCCCTGGATACCAGTTGGTCCACGTTCACCTGTTGGTCCAGCAGCACCATTGGAGCCATTAGCACCTGTTGGTCCCGCAATACCGTTAGAACCTGCAGGTCCAGTAGGACCTTGGATACCACTGGCATATACTAGCGCATTCCAGTTTTGTGTACCATTACCAACCTTGAACTTTCCAGTATCAAGTTCTAGACCTAGTTCACCTTCTGAAAGAAGAGGGTTAGTGGATGACCACTGTGACGCCGTACCACGACGTAATTGTAATTTAATTGCCATTAGTTACCGCTCACGTCTCCTCCGTTGATAGTTATAACTCCGCCATAATTAGTATCGGGGCCGCCACCATCTACGTTCAATAGTGTAGTGCCTGTAGGGCCTGTTGGACCTAGTAAACCTTGGTTTCCTGTAGGACCAGTTGGACCCGTGTTACCTATAGGTCCTTGAATACCTGTGGCTCCTGTTGGACCCGTGGCTCCTGTAGGACCAGTGTTACCAATAGCAGCCGCAACAACAACTAGCCAGTTTGCTGGGTCATCTACAGGTGTTATTCCTGCAGTAGATGCGTTGTTTCTACGAACGTAAGTACCTTTAAGTGTTGGTGTATCGTAGAAGACTGCTTGATTAGGTTGGTAACTAATTCCTGATTGCCAAGTTCCAACAATTGTAAATGGCTGAGGACCAGTTGCACCAGTGGCTCCAGTTGGACCAGTTACAGAAAGACCTTGGATACCAGTGGCACCTGTAGGACCTGCAACACCAGTTGCTCCAGTTGGTCCCTGTACTTGACCAGCATTAATCCACTGGTCGCCATCCCAAATAAATAGGTTTCCAGCTACTAAATATGGGTTACCAGTTACTGGTGATGGAACAGCTGCAGTAAGTTCTTGGAATGTAGTAAACGCGTTAAGGATGTTTAATCCACGGCCTTGTGGACCTGTTGGACCAGTGGAACCTGTAGGACCTAGTGGTCCCTGAACACCTGTAGGTCCGATAGGGCCTGGAGTAGTTGATACTGGACCAGTGTTACCTGTTGGACCAATAGGACCAACAACACCTTGAATACCTTGTGGGCCTTGTGTACCTTGAGCTCCAGTTGGTCCTACAAGACCTTGTGGACCTTGTGGGCCTTGTGCACCAGTTGCTCCTTGAATTGCTCCAGCGCTAACCCACTGTGAACCAGCCCATACAAATAAAACTCCATTAATTAAATAACCATCACCAGTTGCACCAACTGGTTGTGCAGTTTGCAAGTCTGCTAATGAGTTATAAGAACCAAGGATAAAAATTCCAGCGCCTTGAGGACCTGTTGGACCCGCTATACCGCTTGCACCAGTTGGACCGACAGCACCAGCCGTACCAGCCGTACCAGCAGCTCCCTGTATACCCTGTGGACCCTGTGCACCCGTCGCACCTTGTGGACCAGGGGCACCAATTTGACCAGTCGCTCCTGTTGCGCCAGTTAAACCTGTAGGACCTGTAGGACCAACGACACCTTGTGCACCTGTTGGTCCAGCAACTGTGCTAGCAGCGCCTGTCGCACCTGTAGGGCCAGTTGCACCAATAGGACCAGCAGCTGTTAAAGTAAATGAACCATTAAGGGCAGAATCTTCTTCTGATACAAAGTAAAGAGTTGCAGGACCAGTAAACGGAACATCCCAGAACACAGTTCCGCTTGCTACACCAGCAGCAAAGTTACTGCTAAATCCTGTTGTGTATTGAGCGCCTGCGCTGTACACGCCTGCTGAGGTCTGTACTCTAAATGTATAACCAGGAGTGTTGATATCAATACGGTAACGAAGACCGCGGATAACAGTAATAGTTGGATTATTTAACCCGTTAATAACGTACTGGCTAGCAGAACGAGTAACTGATAAATCAATACCGCCAGAGATACCCTGTGGACCTGTTGGTCCTGGAACTACAGAGGCAGCGCCTGTGGCACCAGTAGGTCCTGTAGGACCAGTTGCTCCTGTAAAACCAGGCTCACCAGCAATAGTAAATTGCCAAGAGCTATAGATTTCTCCACCAACACCTTGGAAGAAGTTAACGTCTAGGGTTATCTGAGCGCCGTTTACCGCTGTTACAACACCGTCAATAAAGACGTTGGTATTTGCTACAGCTCTAACAATAGAGTTAACAATAAATGGGTGGTCAGTAATACTTAATGTAAAAGTCTTTAAACCAGTGCTTAAAGTAATTGGAGTTACAGATGTGATTCCAGCAAAGCCTTGACCACGTGCGCCTGTTGGACCCGTTGCACCTGTTGCTCCAGTTGGACCTACGTTACCCTGAAGACCAGAGAAACCACGTTCACCTTGAACACCCGTTGGTCCCTGTGGTCCTGCAAAACCTGTTGGACCAGTTGGTCCAGTTGGTCCAGTATCACCTTGTGGACCTTGAACACCTTGGAAACCTTGTGTACCACGTGGGCCTGTTGCACCTGTTGGACCTGCGGTTCCTGAAGGACCTGTTGGACCTTCTAGGTTACCTACGTTCTTCCATGCTGAAGTAACGGTGTCCCAAATAATTAAGTTACCGTTTTCAAGTAACCAAGCTTCTCCAGCTACACCTGTTGGTCGTGCAGCTTGTAGTGCAGAAAGCGTTGGGTACTCTCCAAGAAGATTTAATCCTTGACCAGGAGTACCAGTAGGACCAGTAGCACCAGCTAAACCAGATACACCTTGAGCACCAGTAGCACCAGTAGGGCCTGCGTTTCCTTGGTTACCTTGAGGACCAGTTGCGCCTGTACGACCTGTTGGTCCTGTCGCTCCAGTTGCACCTGCAGGAATATTTAAAGTATCAAATACCCAAGCGTTACTACTACGACGATATAAACGTAATTGTGTTGCGTTTCCAGTAACGCGAACAAAAGCCCAGTTAGTTGGAACTGGACTTGGGTTGGCAGCTTGAAGGTCAGCTAATGTGTCATAAAGACCTAAGTAGCGAGAGTAATCTCCTTGAGGACCTGTAGGGCCAGTCGGACCAGTAGGACCAGTTGGACCATTTAGAGGACCTGTAGGGCCTGTAGGTGTGGGGTACCAGTTACCGTTATCTGGCGGAACTATAATAATGTCTGGCATATCACTCCACCGTTGTCACTTGCTGGGTCACGAATGTCTGTCCTCTTAGGAAGGTTCTTTGGAAGGTGTTATCCACAGATGATGTGGCTTGTAAGTCCCAAAAACCTCTGACTGGTAGATAGCGTGTGTCCTGTTGTGGTAGCGAGATTCTGATACGTCCAGTCTGAACGTCCACAATTGTA